AAATGGTATGATGATCCTATCACTGATGTTAAAACTTTGGCTAACAATGCAGGTTCTGGCTGGATATACGTATATGATTTGCAGGGTAACTCAGGAGTTGTCGTAAGCAACAAGGTATACCAGGATACAGGAAACAACGTACTACAATCAGCTACAGCATCAGGTGGAACGGTTCGTGTACTTGTTCGAGCTTCCTATCCATTAGTAACGATTAACAGTGTTGCAGCACAGTTAACGCGAGCTGTTGACAACGGTTTTTATTACGGTTATGTAGACCTAACCCTTGTGTCAAGTGCAGATATTGTTGCCAAAGTTACAACACCAGATGACACAGACGGTCCACACGACACCATACACATTGCATTAGACTTACCTCCCGAAATTTTAACACTTTCGTTTACAGGATCCTATCCAGGTTCACAAACCGAACTAAAATCAGGAGATACTTTCAGTATCACAGGTACTACGTCAGTACCTGCTGTTGGAGTAGAGATTTTAGACTATGAAGCTTGTTCTAACGCAGTTATAACATTCGCATCCAACACTACATTTACTGTATCAGGTACAATAGCTAATCGCGGTAACACTGCTATAATGCGACCAGCTAGAGTTAAAGCCAAAAATGCAGCAGGTGCTTATGGTGCTACACGAGACACAAACACAGGTGGTGGAAGTACCGATGGTGTAAATGTTGTTCAATGCAACAACCTCCACCCAACTGTAACATTCGGTTCAGTAACATATCCAAGTAGCCAAACTGCATTAAAAAACTCAGAAACTGCTACAGTAGCCGTTACCACAGCTAACTTGGATACTATATCCTACACCAGCCCCAACTCACAGCTTTCCATAACCAACCCAAGTACGATCGAAAGTCCAAAGACAGTTCAAAGAATTGCAGGAAATTACAACGTCAGCACTGCAAACTTACAAGCTGAAGCAGTTCGTTCAGCTAACGATGCACACACTACCTCTACAGCAGTAGTGCGTATTGCACACGTAGCAGCAACAATCTCAGTTAGTGAACCGTATACCAGATTACGTCTGGGCAATCCTAACGCAGACTATACAATCACTATTACAAGTAACCAGGAAATACCTAGTGCCCCAACTTTAGACAGTGACACTGCTCCAAACTCAGGAGTATTACAAGGCACTGCGTGGGTAGGGGGTCTTTTGACGTATACGAGGACTTTACGAGTTGCGAATACCTCGGTACCAGGAACATACTCCTGGTTGAACCTAAGCGCAACCAACCGTGCTGGAATCGAAACTACGTCTATCACAGGAGATGCAAGTTACGTAATAGGTGGTTCAGTAGCTCGAAGTGTAACATTCCCACCCTTCAGCCAAACTACATCGTTAGATGTACCTGTAACAAACTACAACAAGCTTCAAGCAGGTATCTTTACTGCAACCAATCAACAATCTGCACGAAACGCAACTCTAGGTAACCATTCGAACCTAACAGACACGTATACCATAGAAGCCACAGGAGTCAATCCAACCACAATATTTTGGAATGACTTAGCAGCAGCAAATTCTAACTCTTCTGGAACTGCGCAACTTCTTAACATTGAGGAGATTGTGTAGTGGCTACCGCATTCGAAATTTTCGTTAACACAGAATTGCCGCAACGCGCAGTAATGCTCACAGATTTGAACACTGGGGGTTATGTCGGTAACCCTAACTCAGCAGTACTAGACAAAATAAAATATGCTCCTAAAGGAACTTGGTTTATTGATGCTACTTCAGGAAATCTTTGGCAGAAGTTAGAACAAACAGATCCATCATCTTGGGTTAACCGAAGTACTGGAGGAGGTGGTGTAGAACGTTATTATAATCAAGCACTAACAGGTGACATAGACGGAACTAACTTAGTTTTTACTACTTCTGTTAAATTTGTTCACGCAACAAGTACACACACTGAGTCTTTGTATTGGAACGGAGTAAAATTAAAACACGGGTCTGGTTATGATTACGTAGCATCAGAATCTGTAGGTGGGTCAGGCTACGACACTATTACTATGGCATTAGCACCTGTAACAGGCGATACACTTTTAATTGACATCACGCCACTATAATGGCAGCCAACACACCCATACTAGAACCTGCTGTAGGTGTAAAAGACGGTGTTAACACCATCTTTGGAACCAATGCATCATATGTTACTAGTACGTTATTTGTATACATTAACGGTCAGTTACAAAGTAAAGATTTTATTGTAGAATTAACCAACACAACGTTTTCAGTGGAATACCCTCCTTTAGCTGAAGATATTGTAATTGTTCGTTACTTATCGGTTATATAATGTCAGCCTTAGAAGTTTTTGAAGACGTCAAAGAACATATAAGTGCTTTTCCTGTAATAACCCTTACAAAAAGTTACATACCTAACAGTGTAAACATCTTCATTAACGGACTCCTGCAAACTACCGATTCGTTCACAGAAACAGATCCAGCTCATGGTAAAGTTACAGTTACGAATGATACCTTTATAGTTTCTCCAAATAATGATCACAATCTAGTTGTAAGCTATCTAACTGAAGAATTATTCATTGTAAATCCTTACGCTCCTGTACACATCAGCAAACTCAAAGTAGGAGATGTAGTTCGAGTAGCTATGAAAGCAGGTATGCACCTAAATCCTGTACCTCCTGTACGCAAAGGAGAACCACCTGGATTAGAGTCCAACAACCGAAATCGGTCCGCTCAGAATTTTAGTGTCACTGTGTTATTAGGTTGGGTAACAGATAATGATTCGCGTAATGGAATTTTAACAGTACAAACAGATCAACGAAGCAGAAGTTCTTCACAACTTTTTAACGCTGTGATACAATATGCGCATATAAAAATTATACGAAAATATGTCACACCAACTAGAAAACTAACACGAAACGTTCCTGTATCAGCTGCAAGTAATGCGTATAGACGTCCTGGTGCTTTAGCAAGAGGCGTGCTAGATTCTAAAGGTATGATGGATTTAGTTAAAGTATTTTTTTAATGCAAATAGAATGGAAACATAGACCACCATGTTGGTTTGAAGTACACGGAGTTACTTCGGGTCCATTCATACAAAATATTCAAGCTAAGTTAAAAAGACCATTTCGATTTTGGGACACAGCGACAAATTGTTGGGTTGTGCATTGGGCATACATTACGTGGGTTACCTCTGAAGCAAAAAAATATTTCTTCGATGTCACATACAACACACTACCTGATGAGTGGCAAATGAGAGCAGCTGGTGCGGTACCTATTACAAATACTATACCGATAGGTATACCAGATCTTCCTAGTCCTTTTTCTATTTTGCATTTAGCAGATAACGCTCCAATATCAGTTGTACGTGCAGCCTATAAGGCTTTAGCAATGACACACCACCCAGATCATGGCGGATCTACTGAGAAATTCCAAGAGCTTGAAGATGCATATCAGCGGTGTTTAGAAGTTTTAGAAAAAACACAAAATCATAGTTGACTATATAGGTAGAGATCCTGTATTTTTATAAGTTACACTTCACAATAGGACAATTCTATGACAATTCCTTCAGAGCAAACTCTAGCGCAATTAGAAAAATTATTTACAAAGTTCGGTCAGCTCTACGTAGATGAAAATTTTAACTTTCAGTTTAAGGAAGGTGATGTGGCACATATTTTGCATCACAGAACTCTACGGTCAGTAAAGTCTATAACCGATCTTGCAGAGAAGTTGGGTTGGCTTGTGGGTTGGAAGAAAAGTCAATGGAGACTTACTAATACAGGACGTATGGAAGCTTACACTTGTAGAAGAAAAAAAGTGTCATCAGATCCTAACGAGCCTAACCTATCAAAATTTTCTTTTAAAGAACGCGTTATGAATGAATTTAAACGTCAAAGCTTATTCGTGTGTGTAGACGAAGTTAGATATCTTAGAGATAATCCTATTCTCTACTCACTTTTACCTGAAGAAGTTGTTCAACAAATAAACTCACCACAAAAAGCAGATTATCCAACAAAATTCTACACTCCAGATAGTAGACACTACAACAAATTTAAGGAACTTCAAGAAAGTAAACTAAACGAACTAACGCAACTTACTGAAGAATTTAACGGTTACGAGATTGAAAAGCAAAAACTACAAGAACAAAATACACCAGTCGCAGAATCCCAAGAAAAAACAAGCACTTCAGACCAAATCAAAGATCAAATTTTACCTAGCACAGAAATAAATAATAATAATTTACCCAAAGTCGCAGAATCCCAAGAAAAAACAAATACTTCGCCTGTTACCAAAACTTTTAGACGCAAACCAAAATCTTCTACACTTGCTAGTACACAACCCCAAGTACTAAACACTAATCCTTCAGTAAGTACTCCTATACAAACAGCGACAGGTCTGCCTGTCGCTGGGGGCGAAGCCCCAAGTACTGTGTCAGTACGTGATCCGGATCCGGATAAATTATTAAATAATAATTTATATTATATATATAAGCCTTCGGAAGAGATATATATTAATAATAAATTATTAATATATATCTCTGATCCGAGATCTCCAGATCCGGATCCGGATCTTAATAAATTAATAAATAATATATATATTAATCCGGATCCGGAAAAGATCGCGTTGAGCGATTCCTGCAAAGCGAAAAACGAAATACAAAACCAAATCTTAACACACTCAGGCAACGAAATTTCAAAAACACAAATTCTTAACACACCAAATCAAGTTAATAACACACCAAATCAAGTTAATAACACACCAAATCAAGTTAATAACACAGAAACACAAATTCTTAACACACCAAATCAAATTAATAACACAGAAGCACAAATTCTTAACACACCAAATCAAATTAATAACACAGAAGCACAAATTCTTAACACACCAAATCAAATTAATAAACAAACTCCTGAAAATCCAGAATTATCAGAACGCATAAAAATATTACAAGTTGCATCAATTTACGATTCTTATTTAACTAAGTACACACATAACAGACACAAATTTACACCTACAAAATTTTTAGAACCAGGACAAAGAAAACATGCAATATTTCAACGAGTTATACAAAATGCCGAAAGTTTAAGTATTTCTTTTGACACGTACATGAAAGCCCAATTTTTTTACTTTGACAAATGGTTTTCGAGACCCCCGAAAGTACAAGAAATTGCAAGCTATACATCCAAAAATAACGCACTAGAAAGAGCAAAAGCTTTCTTATCAGAATCAGAGTTTGGGTTAGACCGTGCTGTGGTAGGGAAAGTAATACCACAACCAAAGGTATCTCAAAATAAACGCTTTGAGTTATCTATACGTGCACTGCAAAGCATTATGAAAAATTATAGTGCGTCTGAGGAGGAGGTGCTAGCACGCTTTGCCAAAGGCGCTACAGCGTTTTCTTACTTCGACAAGGAGTGGCTCTATCAAAACCCAACATATCAGCGCCTACGTGAATCTGGAGTGGTTTGACAACGTGTTTTGAGAGTGTATAGTGTTTCAGTTCCGAGTAGTCTAAAAATTTCCTAGTAACCTGCTATATACGCCAACAGGTGGTATGCCGTGTCAGAACCTCGTTTTGTATTCGATAGAGAATTTCAAATAAATATTTTGGCTTTGATGTTACAGCGTCACGAATTTTTATTGACGTGTCAAGACATTCTTAAGCCAGAATACTTCGAAGATAAAATCTTGATCTGGTTTTACCAAACCATGGTTAACTTTTATCAAAAAACAAAGGAACAACCTACCCTATCTCCGGTGTTATCAAACGAACTGCGTAAATCTATCCAAAACAACGAAATAAGGGCTTCAGAAAAAGATAAGTACATAGAAGTATTAAGCATTTTAAAGAACGCAGTATTTTCACCTGAATATATTGCCGAAGAATTGGTGAATTTTTGTCGTAGGCAAGAAACCAAAAAAGTGATGCTAGCGTGCGCTACACGACTAGATACAGCATCAGATACCGATTGGGATAATTTTATAGACGCGTTTAGGAAGGCTGTAAAATTAGGTAGTGGTAAGTCCAAGAATTTAATGGATTACTGGAGTGGTATAGAAGATCGCGTTAAATACAGAGAAGCTGAGTCTGGTAGACGCGTTATTCCTACAGGTATTCCTCCACTAGACGCAAAGTTGAATGGAGGTTTGATAGAGGGTCAGCTGGGTTGCTGGCTTGCGTCAACAGGGATTGGAAAATCCATCGTTTTGCCTTTTTGTGGTAAAACGGCTGTGGAAATGGGGTATCGTGTATTACATTTTACATTAGAGTTAAATCATAATGAAGTTGCTCAACGTTATGACGCGAATTGGGCTAATATACCTGTACATGATCTTTTATTTAGGAAAGAAGAAGTAGTAAGGAATCTTACTAATAAATCGAATTGGTTGTTAGAGCATTATAATTTTAATGATAATTTACGAATTCAATTTTACCCAACAGGTACAGCTACTGTACCAATGCTCGAAGCTGATATTCGTAACTTTATTGCAGCAGGATGGGTTCCTGATCTTGTCATTGTTGACTATGGAGATTTGCTAAAGCCAACTACAAGTTACAATGATGAATATGCTGACCTAGGTAGAATTTTCGTAGATTTACGTGGTCTAGCTGGTATATTCAATGTTCCTATATGGACTGCGACGCAAACAAATCGTAGTGCTATGTCTCTGGAAGTGGTAGACATGGATACTATTGGAGATAGTTGGAAAAAAGCCCAAATTAGTGATGTGATTTTGACACTATGCCGTAACAAAGAAGAATATGAGCAAAACATTATACGTGTCTTTGGTGCTAAAAATAGAAATGGTACGCCAAATTGGATTATAAAAATTCCTACGGCATTTGATAGAATGAGGTTTTTTGATCTAGATACTTGGGATGTTTGGAATAAAACTAAAAGTCATCTGGATAAACTACCATCTATACCTCCACCACCTTTACCAGTAACACCGTTAAATGTTATACCTACTGTAACTAGACGGAAACCCAAAGTTAAAAAATAAGGATTTGAAAATGATTATGTATGATTTTGCGTGTGAAACTTGTGGAATTTTTGAGTCTTTAGTTAATAAAGACCAAATTACAGAATTGTGCCATACGTGTGGTGCTGTAAGTAATCGTATGATTAGCGCACCGTATATAGGATCTATGAATGATCCTGTTAAACGGTCGGAAACATTGAAGAAACGATCCAAAGATCATTCACTAAAAGAAGCCAAAAACAATCCTGAAAAGTTGGCGAGTCAAATTGGTGGTAAACCAAAAGTACAGAACTCTTGGAATGTTCGTAATCGCTAGAGTTTAAATCCAATGCAAATTCATACTCCTCCAGGAGAGTTACATATTTTAAGGTCGTGGAAGTCTAATGGACAGCGATCTTGGAAAGGTGTACAAGGTGGCCGGTATTGGTTGGTAGATAATATGCAGTGGTTTAACGAATTTTATGCAAAACTTAAAACTCAAAAAGTAATTGCTATAGACACCGAAACTAGTGGATTGAATTGGGTACACAGTCATACTGCGGGTATTGTGGTTGGTTGGGATATTGAAAACAACTATTATCTTCCGATAGGACACACAACAGGTGAACCACAGTTAGATATTGAAGAAATTAGAGCACCATTACAAGAAGTTTTTGCGGACAGAGAAGTAATTAAGTGGTTTTGGAACGAGAAATTTGACCGACACTTTTTGTGTAAGAGTGGGTTAGAAGTTGTAGGTCCGCGTTACGATGGAGTCTTACTGGTACACCTTCTGGATGAGAATAGTGAAAAGGGATTAAAAGAACTATCCGAAAGGTATATTGATGAACAATCAAGTCAATGGGAGCACGCACTAAAAGAATGGCGTGTTGCAGAATCAAAAGCTAGAAGGACTGCTTTTTCCGAGTTTTTGAAATCAGAAATATCATCTAATAGTGAGACCTATAAGTTATTTCTTGATAAAAATCCAAGCATTACACTGTCGGGTTTTACTAAGCTAGAAATTAACGCGAAGTTAAAAGATTTTGTTAAAGACATACACAAAGATCATCCACTATCTAAGAATAAATTATCAGACATTTCATATGATCAAATTATTTTGGATGTTATAGCTCCATACGCGTGTGCAGATACGCATTATACATTGTTGCTAGCTAATAAGTTCAAAACTGATGTGTTTAATCACGAACAATTATGTAAATTATACGCTAATGAAACAGAATTGTCGTCTGTGTTGTATGACGTAGAGAAAGGTGGAATCAAAATTGACATACCGTATCTAAAGAAGATTGCACCTGAGTTACAAAAAGAAATTGATGAAGCTGAAGCAGATGTATACAAAGAAGTAGGATATGTTTTTGATGTTAGTTCTAATCCTCAGTTAGTTAAAGCTCTTCAAGATAAAGATGTAAGTTTAACAAAGCTAACTAAGAAGGGTAAAGAAGCACAAAGGAATGGGGATATAGACAAAGTTGCATATGCTGTAGATGCAGAAGTTTTAGACGAGCTAGCGAGTCAGTATCCTGTAGCTGAAAAGGTGTTAACATATCGAACTAAGACCAAAATTCTTAACACATATGCGTTAGGTATAACTAATCTGGTAGATTCTGTTGATATTATTCATCCAAATTTTAACGCAAATGTATCTACAGGTCGAATGTCTTCTTCTGACCCGAACTGTCAAAATATTCCGAATCAAGACAAAACAATTAGAAAAGCTTTTATTCTGCCTGATTTACAAGATGATGTACATAGTGACTTTTTGTTTTTGTTTTTTGATTTTAGTCAAATTGAGCTTAGGCTCACCGCGTCATGGTCTCAAGATCCGAGTATGTTAGCTGCTTATTGTCCGACAGCTCCAGGCTGGATTGGCAAAGAGCAAGATTTACACACACTAACCTGTGCTGAGGCTGTACTACGCAAACCTATCGAAGAAGTACTGAATATTTTAAAGGATTCCACACACCCAGATTATGATAAGGTCAAATGGGCCCGTAACGTTGCAAAGCGGGTTAACTTTGGTATAGTGTACGGTGCAGAAGCCCCTACTATTCAACGACAAGTCTCTACACCAAAACAACCAGTATCTGTAGAAGAGTGTGAAGATTACATTAAAGGATATTTTAAGAAATATGTAGGAGTACATGAATGGATTAAACGTACACACAACTTTGTAAAACAAAACGGTTGGGTGCAGAATTCTTTTGGTAGATATCGTAGATTATCTGATGCAAAAGGTTATAAAAAATGGGAGGTATCTAGAGCCTGTCGTCAAGCAGTAAATTTTCAAATCCAGAGTGATGCTGCTGACTTATTTAAGCATTCGATCGTTCGTATAAATAAAATCTTGCAAAAAAACCACGCAAAGACTAGAATAGTGAATTTCGTACACGATGAAGTCCAGTTTTACTGGCACAAGAAAGAGCTAGATTTAATACCACAGGTTAAGGATGCATTAGAGAATTGGCCCCAATTCAGTGTACCTATCATTGCAGAAGTAGAAATGTCAACGAGAGATTGGTCTGGAAAACGAAAACCAAAAGAAAAGAAAGGTTAGATTTGCACTATGTCTTTTAAATCATCAAATTCCGGTGAGACTAACTCACCACGACAGAGTATGTTAATTTCAGATACAGCAAAAGAGATTTCCCTGGTAGCTTCTGCTGCTTCCTATACTTTACTTGTAAAGACACTGGAGCTGGTAAAGTCAGAAGAAGACTTGCCCTTAAGTGGTGGAAAACAAATAGAATTTTTGTTCTATATGGATTCTGCAAAACAAATGTCAGAGATAGCTAAGAATATGTTTGAGTTAGGATCTTCTGCCCGTAAAGAAGCCTTCGATATGATGGAGTATGTAGATAATCATACTGATTTGTTTTCAAGCGGTAATTTAACTAAAAAGGATGTAAAAGCGTCGTGATTTATGTAGAAAATCTAGATGAACGCACAATTCGCAATTTGAAACGCGCGGAACGTGAAGTACGAAGAGAAAACAGAGAACGTAGTCTTAAGGACTATGAATATTTTGATCCTGAAGAAGATGAAGAATCATTGCGTTATTTAACTAAGAATAATAAATCAAAAAAGAAAGGTAAGTAATGAAAAAGAAGAAGACTAAGAGGGTATATTTTATTGTCCGTTCTGATAATAGAAAACCAACTGAAACAGTATATGATGTTGATGGGTATCCTAGTTCTGTTTCTTGTTATACAAATATAAAAGATGCCAAAAAAGATTTAACATCTCTAAAAGATTCTGCTGGGTCGTCATCGTCAATTAGTCATTGTATTGTAAGTTTTGACCTAGCCTTCTAATTGTGAAAGGATTGTAACTGTGAAACTTCCTGAAATTAAAATTCAAATTAATGGTATTGAGTACGATAATTCGTATACGTCCGATATTAGGATTGATAGAACTAATTTGGACGAAGAGTTATCTTCACAAGCTGAAAAGTATAGTTATTACGCATTCTTAGCTGCGGAAGCAGAGTTTATACACGCTTGTAAGAAGCAAGAGTTAGAGCGGTTGTACGGACATTTAGACTACGAAAAACGCTCTGCGGCAGCAGCTGCCAAAGAAGGTGGTAGTGCCGTGAAGTGGACTGAGAAAATGTATGAAAGTGAAGTAATTACAGACAAACGCTATACAGCATTAGCAAAGGAGGTTCTAGAAGCACGCTTGTTAGCTGACCAATTGAAAGTGTGTGCTAACGGCTTCGCACAAAGACGAGAAATGTTGATATCTCTAGCATCAGGACACAGAAACTCTCTATTACCACACCGTGTTATAGAAGAACAAACAGAAACAACAAAAGAAATTATTAGACAAAATAGACGACATTCACCTACAACAACAAACAACAATACCTAATTAACCAAACAACAACTAACAAATTATCGAAATCATAGGAGAATTATTATGCTTTGGGTTAAACATTTCAAAGAAAATGGAGATTTTACAACTACGAACTGGAATATAGGGGAAGATACCAGCCCTTTAATGTCTCACTTGTATAACAACAACAACGCAATATATATTGTAGTAGGTGCGTATGGAGAAGAGTTAGACTATATTCGTAGAGAATTTAACGGATTAGTGCAAAGTAAAAAACCAAATCAAGTATGGTTTGGGGATATTGCACGTACTATTATTTCAAATCTATAACTCTTTCACATACACACTTTAGGAGAATTATTATGGCTGTAAATTTTGATCGACTAAAAGAACAACAACAAGTTATTGATGCTCGTAACGCTCGTGGAGGGTCTTCTGTAAAGTATTTTACCCCCAAGCAAGGTATGAATAGAGTACGCTTATTGCCACCGTGGTTGGAAGATAACGTGCAGTGTGAGGATGTATACAAGGAAGTGAGTATGCACTTTGGTGTAGGTCCTAACGGGATGTCGTTTGTTTGTTCATGCCAGGGGTGTCCAATTTGTGAGTTTGTGGAGCGTTTACGGAATAGCGGTGATCCTTCGGATTTGGAAACTTCTGAAATTATAAAAGCCAAGGTTCGTTATAGTAGCAATATTATTGATCTTGATGATCCTATTTATACAGAAAAGGATGTACAAGAATACCGGTCTAAGATGAAGGATCCAACCAAAGAAGTTCCTTTTGCAGTTGGAGACAGTAAGATTCAGCTGTTTTCTTATGGTTCTGATGTTTGTGGTAAGCTGTTGCGTCTATTTAACGCCTTAAAGCTTGATATTTCTGACCTAGACCATGGTTACAATGTAATTATTGACCGAAGTGGTACTGGTCGTAATACCAAGTATAACTCTGTAATGATTCATCCAGAGCAAAAAGGGTGTGTTCTGTCAAAGAAAGGTAAGGATTTATCTACAAGTGAAGCATTAAAGGTTATTCCTAATCTTTCTTTAATTTTAATTCCAAAGTCTATGGAAGATATGGTTGCAGCTATTAACGGCACTACAGTGGGATCGTTGTCGTCTAATAGCTCTGCTTCAAAACCTGTTCTACCTCCACCTGTTAGGGCTCCTGCACTGCCGGCCATTGTTGCCAAACCAGCAGCAGCCAAGCCTGTATCAGTGACTCCAGTAGCTGGAACGTCTGTGATAGCCGCGCCAGCAGAAGATGACACACCTTCTTGTTTTAAGGATGTTGAAATATGGTCAGATAAAGATCCAGAGTGTGTTGGTGGTAAGGTGGGAAATGAGGATTTTGATAAGTGCCCATTTTGGCAGGTATGTGGTGAGTCCGTAGGTAAGCTACAACAGGTTCGTAAGGGTCGACGCAGTGCAACTAAGCCTGTGGTTGCCGAAGTTAGTAATGAAGCTGGTGAGTTAGAAGCCGAGCTAGCAGCTGCTATTAAGAAGTAGCATTTTACCCTAAGCATAAACCATGCCAAAAGAATCTAGTATAAATTCTATACTAGATAATCTTCAAGAAGATCTAAATAAAGCATTTGGAGATGACTCCGTAATGCGCTTAGATTCTCAGGAAGCATTATCTCGTGTAGACCATTGGGTGTCTACTAGGAGTATTATAGTAGATGCTGTGTTACGTGGAGGTAGACCAGCTGGGTCGTCTCTTATGCCGTTTGGGAGACAAGTTGAAATATCGGGACCTAACGGTTGTTTAGACGGAAATACATTTATTCCGTATACTACACACAATTCTAATGGAAAAAAAATTAATCATAAAGGTGGTACTATAGAGCACCTGTACAATATATTCAACAAAGGTAAGACAGGAGTTTATTACACCACCACGTGTATGAAGGATGATGGCTGTTTTTTTAACAACCGAATATCAGGTGTAGTGAAAACAGGAACTAAGACGTGTTTTGAGGTGACAACGATTACTGGTTACAAAATAGAGGCTACAGAAGACCATAAATTTTGGGTAGGTACTCGATTTGTAAAACTAAAACATCTACAGGTAGGTGGTGTAGTTTATGTACACAATGGAACTAGTGTTCATCATCTGGACGAAGATACAACTAACGATGATGTAAATAACTTGGTAGTTATGTCCACAAGTGAGCACACTGCCTTACATTGTAAGGATAAGCCTAATAGTTTAAGGTATGTGGCGGTAGAGGATACTATTAAGTCTATAACGTGTGTAGGTGTGAAGTCTACTTATGATATTAAAATGGAATCTCCATTTAATAATTATGTAGCCAATGGGTTTGTGGTACACAATAGCGGTAAGAGTACATTGTGTGCTCAAATCGCAGCAGAAACACAATCTAAAGGAGGAATTGTAATTACAGTAGATACTGAAGAACGTATTGATACAGGGTATTGGACAAAGCTAGGTGTGGACGTAGGTACGATACTGCGTATACAAGCCGGTAGCGTGGATGATGTTTTTAATAAACAATACACGGCGTTAAATTTATTGAAAGCAAAAGCTCCAGATAAATTGGTTTTGATGGTGTGGGATTCATTAGGAGGCACACGTCCTATAGATATGGTGGACGATAAAGCAAAAGAAACTCCAATGGAGCAAGCAGAGAAGTTTGCTATGCGTCAAGCTAAACGAATTAGTCAAGGTATGGAGTTGATTAACGGTGTAGTGGCGAGTACAAGAGCCTGTTATCTTTACACTAATCATGAATACACTAAAATGGGAGTTACGTACGGTAGTGCAAGAGAGACTAGAGGTGGAGAAAAACCGAGATATTTAGCTACGGTTAGGTTACAGTTAACCCCTATAGGACACATTTACGAAGAGGATTCAGTAACTGGACAAAAGCAGGTAATTGGTAATAAAGTACAAGTTAAAGCTCTAAAGAACTCGATGGCGGGGATTTTGATGACGCGGGAAGCTGTGGTTATGGCTAATAGAGGCTTTGTTAACGAATACGCTGTGTTTGATATTGCAACCAGGTTGGGTTTGATAACAAAGAGTGGTAGTTGGGCCAAGTTTAAGGGTGCAGAAAAAGAGTACAGTTTTCAAGGCTTTAACGGGTTTATGGAGTCTGTTGTTCCTACTAAAGATTATGAATCGTTGTTTGCAGATGTTGTTTCTCAGTTATAAAAAGGAGAGTTATAATGCGACCTAAGAAGGATAAGTTTGAGGATTTGACACCTGAATTTAAGGATTCAGTGCAGGTAGCGAAATCTGAAGAAATTAGAAGTAAGTTAGCTAATTTATCGTTAGCTCAAGTATCGCTCAAGGAAGCGAAGAGCAACGATGAAAAGCTGAAAGAAGCTGTAGAGGTGAAGAAAGAGCTAGAAGCGCCTTATCGTGATTCACTTAAGCAACTTCGTTTGCAGACAGAATTTCTTCATTTTACATTGCAAGATCGGGGAGAAGACGTACAAGCCTTTGAATAGATGTTATTTTTAGAAACTATTTAACCTAATACCTGCATTATTTCATAAAAAATGGGATAATGCAGGTATTTGTATGCTAGGATGTGTACTATGAAAAAATGTGACTTTGACTTAAGCTATAAAAAATTGAAAAAGGTTGCTACAGAACATGGATACAAGATCATGTCTGTATCTCAAAAAGAAATGAATAAGGTACTTATGTTGGGTAGTGGGTATTGTAATCCTATTACAAAAGTAATATGTATTACGAATAAGTATAATAGAGAAGAGTCCTTAATATTGTTGTCACATGAAATAGGGCATATGCTAGATTTTTCTAACCGAGACAAAAAAACTAGAGAACGACTTCTTGACAAGTTGTCTTACATTAACCACAAGTTGAATCATACACATAAGTTTTCTATTAAAGACCAATACTTTTTATATAAGTGGGAATTAGATGCTTGGAAGTTAGGTAAGGACTTATTGATTAAATTACAAATTCCTGTATTTAAAGATACTTTTAGGTTACTCCGAGGAAAGTCAATGTTTGGATACTTTTTAATGTGTAACGGAGAATAACTATGAAAATCCTAATTTTTGCTGACTTACACGCACACCCATTTGGACCGTATTCCACGGTTTTAGAAAACGGAATGAATAGCAGATTAAATGATGCAGTGAATTGTCTAGAGCAGATATTTACATATGCTGATGATAACGATATAGGAATGGTGTGGTTTGCTGGAGATATGTTTCATACTAGAAAAACCATCACCATACAAGCACACAAAGCCGTGTACGATGTTCTTAATAAGTTTCATCAAAATGACATATGTGTGATAATGCTGCACGGCAATCACGATCAAGCTGATAGACACGGTAATGATCACAGTTTACATTCGTTCAGAACACTTAGTACAGTTATTGATAAACCGCAGTGGCTAGAGTTTAGTGGTTCGGACTTAGATAAAGCGTTTTTGTGTGCTGTACCATATATTGAAGATGTGAGTGTTATAAAGACTTTAATTAACAAAAAGTTAGTGGGTTCGGATACCAATATTCCTAAGTTTTTCTTAGGACATTTCGGTATTACAGGAGCCAAATTGGGGGCAGATTTTGTGTATGAGAATACACATGACGCGTCTATAAATGACTTAAATGCACATATTTTTGACGCAGGATTTTTAGGTCATTTCCATCTACCACAACAGCTAAGTCAGAACTTTTGGTATGTAGGAGCACCTCTACAACATACGTGGGGTGATGTAGGACAGACCCGTGGGTTTGCTGTTTATGATACCAACACAAAGCAATACACTATGCACGAACTAAAAGCTCCAAAGTTTGTACGTATGGTTAGTGATGTGTGTTCTGAATCTACTGATAATTACGTCCAATTGTATGACAAACGTATTTGGTCAGAGGATGAGAAAGAGAATTTTAAGCATAAACTAAAAGCAAGGTCGTTTGAAGTGCTTCCTATTTTAAAAGATAAAAATGTAGAAAGTTTACCTCGTATAGACTTTAAGCCGGGTATGGCGTATCCAGAGATCATAAAGATGTATGTAGCATCTGGGGTGCAGTCTACAGACGAGTTGGATAGTTCCTACCTAACGAAACTTGGTACAGAACTTTTACTAGAAGCGGAGAAGGTGTAGTAGCAATGCGTTTTATAGAACTTGAATTACAGAATTTTTTGAGTTTTGGTAATCCAGCCCAGATAATTTCTCTATCTAACCAAGGTTTGGTGGGTATTACTGGGGAGTACAAAGGAACTAATAACGCAAGTTCCAATGGGGTAGGAAAGTCTACGATTTACGAAGCTATAGTGTGGTGTTTATACGGAAAAACACTACGTGGATATGATGGTGACGACGTTGTTAATCGGCACGTTGGTAAGGAATGCTACGTCTCGATCAAAATAGAAGACGAAGGGAAAACGTATACTATAAAGCGTACACGTAAGTGTAAGTCAAAACGTCCGAACGATTTGGTGCTAGTGGTGGATGGTGTGGTGTCAAGCCAAGGAATTAACGCAGATACACAAGAGTTGGTTAATTCCGTTGTGGGTATGTCGTTTGACACATTTATACAATCTGTTTTGTTGTCGCACGGTACTAAACCTTTCGCAGCAATGAATGACAAAGATCAGAAGGAAGTATTAGAGGATATTTGTCAATATCGTGTTATTGCGAAAGCTAGAGATAAGTGTGCTAAACGGATTAGTGAAAGAAATCAACTTCTTACACAAGTTCAAACTAGAATCAAAAGTTTACAAGATCAGTTAGTTGGTGCTAAGTTACAACACTCAAAATATACGGTCGAACGAGATCAACACAATGAGTTACTAAAGAAGAATTTGTTTGACCTTAAGTTGAAGAAAATGGATACAGAGTGTTCTCTAGAGTTTGATGATGGTGAGTCTCTTACGCTAGATCAATACTATTTAGCGCTAACTGTAGTGAAAAGTAACTTAAACGGTATTGAATCTGAGTATGCAACTATTCTAGATGAAGAACGGACATGTAGACAAAAATACAGTAATTTAAAAGTTACGATAGCAACTGAAGAAGGAGAATTGTCTAGTCGACTAAAAAGGTTGAATGCAGACTTAGTTGCAGTCTCAGGTATGTCAGGAAAACAGTGTCCTACTTGTCGTCAGGTATTGGATAAGAATAAAGCAGATGAGTGTATAGTGCTGTGGGATAAAGAGAAAAAAGACCTAGATTGCAAGTATGATTTGTTGCAGAAGAAAAAAGTTGAATATAATGCGTTAGAAAGAAATGATTTACAGGAGTTAGTGATACGTCGTGATGGGCTCAATAATCGTAAAAAGCTTCTATCTGACGCGTTAAGAAATTATGAATTATTGGCGTTGAAGAGAGAGACGTTGCTGCGGGGTATGATTCTTGTTGAAAAGCGTGTGGAAGGTATTAACAGCGAAATTGTTTCCGTATTAAACACTAAAAATCCCTACATACAGTTGGTAGCTGATTTAGAGAAGTCCGTAGAAGAGTGTGACAGTAAACTGACTCTAGATAAGGATAAAGAGACAGTTTTACTTATTGAGTTAAAACACTTGAATTATTGGTTGCAGGGTTTTGGGAATGGTGGGTTAAAGAGTTTCTTGCTTGATAGTATCATACCGTTCTTAAATGAACGTGCACAGTATTACGCTGACATCCTGTATGGAGGGGATTTACGGGTTAAGTTCGCTACTCAGACTCAGTTAGAATCAGGAGAATGGAGAGAAAAATTTCAGGTTTTGGTGGATAATGTATATGGAGCGGATACCTATAAAGGAAACAGCGAGGGTGAAAAGAGCAGAATCAACATTGCGGTGGGTTGGGCGTTAGGGGATTTGGCCGCTACTCGTGCTAAAAAACCGATACGTTTCAAAGGGTTAGACGAACCATTCGAGAGTTTAGACGAAACAGGAGAAGATGCTGTGGTGAGACTATTACACACCGTATTATCTCAATATGAGACGATTTTTTGCACAACACACAGTACACACTTGAAAAACCAGTTTCCAAAGGATATAGTGGTTGTGAAAGAAAACGGTAAGGCTAAGATTAAATAAGGAGACCCTATGACTGAGGACCTGAAGACTGAGACCCAACCTACTGAAGTTATTAAAGACCGAATTGACCCCTTGAAAGCGATAGCTGACGATAAAAGCCCAGAGGACATCCTTAAGGATTCCAATGAAGTTAACAAGAATCGTTGGCTAGCAATATTCATTCAGCTTACAAGGTCAGAACGCTTTGTGAAGTTTATTGAGGCTAACTATAAAATTCTAGACCGTGTAGACGAGGAGAAGAAGACCATAGATACGATGGTATATGAGAATCCCAAGGCTGTAGGGCCTCCTTTGGAGCTTGTGCAGACGGCTAAGATCTTTACACTTCTGAAGATGTATAGTACCCGTCACCCACAAAAAGTTCTTAAAGAGATTTTAAATGTTCTGGATCAAAACAACGACGGGAATTCGGTTATTTCATCGGCTACAAGCCAAGATATAGATAAAGCAGTCGAAGAGAGTATGCTGAAGTTAAGCTAAAAATGACTCCAAAAAAAGTATTATTGTATACAGTTCCAACTGTATTCATTGTAATTGTTACTGCTGCTTTGACATTATACATCAATAACAGCAAATATGAAAAACAAATTATGTTGCTTCGCAATGAGCTTGCTCAAAGAGATGCAACTATAGAGATCAAAGAAGGTCTGTACCGAAAGCTTAGCGAACAATCGAAAGACATCCTAGGTGACCTGAAAGCAAAAGACTCTCAACTAGCACAATTAAGCGACGAACTTAAAAAAGAAAAGGTCAAGGTACTTTCAGTAAGTACCACAGCGGCTATACTAAAGCGAGCCTTGTCATCCGTGGAGAACTCTACCCAAACTGTAGTTACGGATAATACCAGTGTTAAACGTCTTCGTGTTGACTTTAGTCATGCGTTAGGTATGTTTCGAGTTAGCGGTTATTCACTGACAGATCCACCGTTTTCATCAGTGGTTCTTACTCAAGTTAGACCTTTAAAGTTAACTACAGCTGTAACTCAAGACAAAAGTGGTGTGTGGAAAACCTTTGTTAAGGTGAATGAAGAGGATTTTGTAGTAAATGTTGATTATTCAACCGTGAATCCAACCTTGTTAGATAGGAAGTGGTATGAAAACATTTCAGTAGACTTTACATTAGGTAAAGGTCCTAGTTTAACTAGTGCTATTGGTGCGTCATACGATTTTGGTAGATTTAGTCTAGGTGCTATGATAGGTGTAGACGTTAGCGGATTTGGTTCAGGTAGTGTCAGCCAAGCATATTATAGTACTTTTTCCTGGAGACCTTTTGGGAAATGATTCTCTCTATAGATCCTGGAACTACTGAATCTGCGTGGATGCTATTCGATGATGTGGATACAAAGAAGCCTGTATTGTTTGCTAAGGAAGCAAACGACTTAGTTCTAGAGAAGATGCGTTTACATGCAAAAGGACTTGGACCTTTTGCTGTATGCGATATAGCTGTGTGCGAAATGATGCAATCCTATGGACGTGTAGGAGCTACTACGTTTGAAACGTGTGTATGGATTGGTAGGTTTAAAGAAGCTTGGAATGGTGATTTTAGATACTTGTATCGATACCAAGTTAAAAAGCATTTATGTCCAAAACAAAAAGCTAATGATGCCACAGTTCGTAAAGCACTTATAGATAGATTTGGTCAGCCAGGCACTAAGAAAAAACCAGGTCCTACGCACGGCATTACAGCTGATGTTTGGAGTGCTTTCGCTATTGCTGTTACATTTGTAGAACACAAGGAGCCGGATGTCAAACCGAAAAAACGTACCCGAACCAAAAATTCCAGTTTGTGAAACCTGTAAAAAACCGATGACATTGTGTAAGTGTACGGATAACATTTTGAAAAAGTAGGTAACTATGTCTTTTATTGAGAAAGTAACATTTTCGAATACAGAAGTCTTTGGATTTAATGCCGCACTACGTGGTATGCGTAATCCTATGAATTCATGGGATAAAGGAGACTCAGTATATCGTAGTGATTCAGTGCCTTCTATTGGACCTAATGATTGTAAGTTAGCCTTAAGTCTTATTAAAGCAGGAACAGAACATCGAAAATTTATTAGGTCTATCATTATATGGACGGATATAGAAGCGCCACGTTATGTATGGCAAGAATTGGACACCTATAAGGTGGCTACAGTGCGTAATTCATGTTCTACCATGCATAAATTGGGTAGTAGGGATCTAGTTTGCGAAGATTTTTCGTGTGGTGTGGTTATGCCCGCAGTGTTAACTGAGTTGAATTTGCTAGCGGGTGATTATCGTCATTTAAAGTCTATTAAAGCAGATTCTAATAAAATTGACTGTGTACAAAGACAAATGAAGCAACTTTTGCCTGAAGGTTTTTTGCAAAAAGCTACGTATACTATGAATTATGAGACTGCGTTAACTATGTTTAAACAGAGACGAAATCATAGACTTCCTGAATGGAAGTTTTTTACGGAATATTGTCATAAGGATCCTGTCATAGGTATAAAAGACGAAGATACGTCAATTACCAATTGGATTTTTAGCCTTCCGTACATGAAGCTAATTATTGAGTCATTGGAGAAGAATGAACAGTGAATACTGACTTGATAACTGTGTACTGCGACGGGTCAATACGAGGTAAAAATCCTGGAGGTTACGGCTACTCAGGTTGGGTTGTGTTAGATTCTGAAGGACAAACCTTATCGGAAGGATCAGAATGTTTAGGGTCAGACGAGAAAATGTCCAACAATGTCGCAGAGTATAAAGCTGTATACTTAGCGTTAAAGTGGTTAATTAACCACCACAAAGAGTCAAAGTTATTTATACAAAGTGACAGTCAGTTGGTTATTAATCAACTTACAGGTGTTTGGAGTTGTGCAGAACCACACCTACAAGTATTGCGTAACGAAGTGTTATTGTTGTCCAAACAGTTTAAAAGTGTAGTGTTTTCTTGGATTCCTAGAGAACAAAACAAACTAGCTGATTTTTTATCTAAACGTCTTCAACATCGTAGAAAACCTAATAATGCAAATACCTAGAATTGAACCAGTACGACTGAGAGCCATAAATAGGCATATTACAGGAGAGCAGTGGATTGATTATCAATCCCAGAAAGATAACAATACCTGTATTGTTAATCTGTACGAACTTAATCACATACTACCAACGGAGGGATTAGACAAAGCTAGGTCGTTTGTTAGCAATCTGCTAACAACAATACCTGTTGGTGGTCGACTGGTGTGCTTGGCTAGAGTGGCTGACTCAGGTAAGGAACTTGCGGAGTGGCTATTACACACAGGTACAGATCCAGAATGGACTAATCTAACCAACAATGAAGTGTTGTACCTAAAGCCAACATCGGTAGTTTTGTTGTCTAGCTTTGAGCATTTTAGTTATAGTGATACCTCTCGTGATTTTGATCATTTTATAGACTATATTAGAACTGTTAGAAAATCATCTAAAGATATTAATGCTAAATTTGAAGGTACACCAAAAACTAACTTTACTACATCTATTTTGGACGTGGGTTTAATCTGGGAAAAAGCTAATGACGAAGAACGCTAAAGTAATTACACAGTCTATTTCAATTTCTGACTTGTTTGAGTTTCCTGGGAATCCGAACGAAGAGTCCGCTATCTCGTTCAACAATTTAATAACGGAAATTGATACAGATGGTTTTGACCAACCTTTACTTGTTGTGTCAAGAGAGAATATCGAACCAGGTCAATCAGGATACACCGTCGTGTCCGGTAATCATAGACTGAAAGCGTTAAAGAACCTAGATTATAAGAAGGTAGATTGTGTTGTAAAGGAGTGGGATGCTGAAACAGCAAAGATTAAGGTTGTTCGGAGAAATCTCCTCTCAGGTGAATTGAACTCTAAGAAGTTTTCAAGTTTGGTTGATAGCTTGGACGGTTATACTAATGATCAATTGGCAGATGCCATGGGTTTTGAATCCATGGATGAGTTTAACAAAATTTATCAACGTGAGGTAGAGCAAGAAATACAGAGCGGTAGTGAGTGTGCGTCAAGTGCCGATGATAGTACGAATTTTATAGACGGGTTATCGGATCTGTTGCATAATCTATACAAAGAATACGGAGAGACAGTACCGTATAGCTTTATGTATTTTCTGTTTGGTAAGAAAATTCACCTTGCACTGCACACAAACACTAAACTTAAAAAATTGCTAGAAACAATTACGCTGAAATGTGTAGAGAATAGATGGGACATCAATACCGTTATGACTGGGTTACTAAGTATTGGAATTTCTTCAACTAATTTAGAAAGTAACGAACCTAAAATTGATGATATTGAGAAGTTAGCACACGAGTGTGACGATGAAGAGTACGAATTGTCTGCTGTGACTAAAACAGTAGATGTAGTTGTTACTGATGACACTGAATCTTAAGGAGATACTATGATTAAGCCTAAGTTGTTTGAATTTAAAGACAGTTGGATTTGGTTTTTGGTGGTGTTTGGATTTACTGCCATTTTTGGGTACGCTTATTACTACAATAATTTTGTAGTGTCTAATCAGCTACCTTGGCAGGTTTATCTAATTAGTGCTATGGCGTTGGTTAGTGTGTATGCTGTATCCATACTGCGTTATATCATTCGTGTAAGTTACTTACAAGAGATTGATAAGTTCAATCTTGGTATAACAGGTACTTCTCCAGAAGGTGTAGAGGTTTCATTTACATGTAGTGCTGAACTTAAGGTTATGGGTAATCTTTTAGGACGAGAAAAACTAAAAGATAAGATTTTTAAAACCATTACTGAGTCTGTAGACTTTTGGTCTGCATGGGGGTCTAGTGTTCATCAAGTTCCGTCTCGTTCAGAGAACGCATGCAAATCAATTATTACCACCTATCTGAAGAACTCTAGACTACTAGTGGATACTAAACCTTTCAAAGTAGCGCTGTTACCACAAAAGTTTTCTGGTTTGTCTTTTGGTAATTACGTTTGTGTAGCTTGGGATGGTGAAATCGTGGTAACAGAAGATCAACTGATGTCCTTAATTAGACATGAAATTGGACACTCATGTCTAACGGCGTTAGATGTTGATCCTGGTTATCTTGGCTCAAGCCACCACGCTATCTATGACACATACCACTACGGAGCATAATTCTAAAAGAGTAGTACATGTCTGATACTGTGGACTTTAAACCTAAAACTACACAAAGAAAACCTGTACTATTGGAAGATAGTACAGGATCTACAATTACATCAGAAACTGTAATATCCGATACCGAAGAACGTAGAATTATTACTCCGGATGAGTATGATCTCATTCAACCTCATCCTAATGCTTCTCCAGCGTTTTTGCAAGGGATTAGACCTTTAGATCCAGTAGAAGAGATGGCAAAATCTCCTATACGTGTGCAGGAGATGTTTAAGTCTAGTTTTGCATTGTGGTCTCAATTTTCTGGTGTGGAGGTAGACAATAGAGTATTTACGTTTGACGACCATCGTTATCTTCTTCCCATCTACATGTGTGAAGAAAAAGATGTGGTTTGGATTAAATCAGCACAGATGGGTGCAACCATTTATGAAGTATTGCGTCTTTTGTGGTTTTGTAGATATCATACCGTCAAGGTTGCGTTGTATTTTCCTACAGCTGACGGCGTTAATAAGATGTCTAAGGACCGACTTGGTCCCATTATTGCATCTAATCCACAGTTAAATAAAGCCTTAAAATCACAGGAGGATTCTCTTGGACTTAAACAAATTGAGAATATTCATGGTAAAAAGAGTTCTCTATACATGTTATACTTGGGTGGTACTGCGTCTAAAGACTCTGTACCGTTGGATGTTCTTGGTTTTGATGAAGTACGGTTGGTAAAGCAAGATGACATAGACCAAGCTATAGAACGTGTTTCACATAGTACTTATAAATATAAAATGTTCGTAAGTACTGCTGGTATGCCAAATTGTTTTGCCGGACACGTAAAGCTGTTGGTTCGTAATAAGAAAACTAAAGCTGTTACGAAGATTAGATTTGACGAACTAGTAGATCAATACAAGAAATACCAGATCTTATCCTACACTAACCGAGATGGTGGTAACCCTACTTGGAGCAATATACTAGCCGCGGTGTGTAGAGGTAAACGGAAGATGGTTAAAGTGACTTTATGGTCAGGTGACGAGATAGTTTGTACACCCGACCATAGATTTGTTGTAGGGAAGAATAACTTTGGTGGTTTTAAGTTTCAAGAAATAGGAAAAGTATCTGTTCAGTCATTGGGTGGGGATAATAAACAAGGCATATACTGTTCTAGCCTGTTGTCACCTGGTTTTGTGAAGAAAATTCACAAGGAAAAACCAAATCATTGGTCTGAGGAAACCTGTCGTGTTTTAGGTTTGTTTGTATCTAACGGAGTTTTGTTAAAGGAATATCCTGGTATCCATTTTTATTGTGATGGTGAAGAGTCTTCATACGTTAAAGACTGGGCTAAATCCAACAATATGTATGCTAAGACAACAGATACTGGTGTTGTCTTGTATTGTTCTCGTAAGTCCTACTACAAATTATTTACGGATTGTTTTTCAGAAGATACGTGGGAAAAGAAAATTCCCGATGAAATACTCAATTCCAGTCCAGGTCAATTAGAGAGGTTTCTAGAAGGGTTTTTTAGTACAGATGGTTATGGTTTTGGGCTAGACGATCCTTTATGCCAAAAATTTGACAATAAAGAGTTATTAGAACAAATTCGCTTTATGTGTCATAGGGTAGGTATTTCTACATCAGTAACTACCAATCCGAGTAAAACGTGTCATATTCTTCGTAGTCCATGGTGTGGTACGTTAACTAACTTCCCTTACCTTAACAAGATAGCTGTAAAATCTATTGAAGAGGTGGGTGACGAACTAGCCTACGATGTTCAGCTAGTTGGGGATCCTTGGTTCATGCTAGCTGACAGTGGCGCAGTTGTACACAATTCGGATATCCATAAACGATTCTTACACGGAACCCAATTAACATGGCATGTTAAGTGTGGTGGTTGTTTAGACGGGTTTGTTCCTTCAGATTGCTTTCCAGATTGTATTGTGAGTCACAACAACGAAGTATATTTACGTTGTCCGAAATGTAAGACTCGTGTACATGATACGCAGAATGGTAATTATGTAGCACATAACCCAGGAGGTAGTTATCCTTCGTTCCATGTTAGTCAGTTTATTTCTAAGTTTATGACAGTTAAGGAGATTTGGGATTTCTATAACCAGACTACTAATAAGAAAGAGTTTTGGAATGCTAAGATGGGACGTCCGTATATTGATGAGGAGAACGTTCCTATTACTGTTGATATCTTAGAGAACTGCATCAATCCTGATGTTAAGTGGCTTCTTAATGAAGAAAAAAAGACACGCAAGAATTGTGCCATGGGTGTTGATCAGCATGGTGGGAATGTTTATGTTACTATTTTGAAACGTGGACATGACGGTAAGCGTCAATTAGCTCATTTAGAGGTAGTTGAAGCTTCTAATCCTAGGTATTGGCAAGACGGTAAACCCGTTTCTCCTTTTAGGCGCTTATACGAGCTGATGCGGGAGTTTGACGTGGGTATGTGTATCTGTGACCATATGCCAAACTATAACGAAGCTGTGGAGTTTGCACACGCATTTCCTGCAAGAGTATTTTTGGCGTTTTATGGAGAAACACAAAAAGATGTTATAACGTGGATGGATAAACTTCGTATGAAGGAGTCCATTAAGCGCGGTAGTAAGGTAATTAAGTTGAAATGGCAGTGTACGTTAAATCGGTATGCGTCAATTGACTTGTCATTGTCCTGTTTTGGGAAGAGAGAAATTGACATACCACACCCAGATGCTTTAGTTCAAACTATAGAAAAAGACGGTAGGTTCGAAGTTCAGCCTGTGTGTAGAAGTAAGTTTTTTGAGCACTTGAAGTCTATTGTACGACAAAAAACTATAGTTGATGAGAAAACCGGAAGATTTAAGATGGAGTGGGTGTATTTAGGTAAAGACCCACACTTTGTCCATAGTTTTAATTATGCATTTTTTGCGTATGAACGCTTACGTCGTCAAGCTATTTTGATTATGTAACTTAATGTGTTATAATACTGGAATAAGACAATGCCTAAAGAAGATCCAACAAAAGAGATGTTGATTGATGAAACAGGTAATGGTGGTATGATTCCGGATGAGGCAGCCGCAGCTAACCGTAAACAAGGAGTTCTTGGTAAGCTAACCAAGTTCGAGATTGCGGATCGTAGACGTAAAGTTATGCGTTTACGTCTACGGGGGTTAGGGATTCCACAGATAGCAAGAGTCATTCAAATATCTGAATCTACTGTGGAAAGTGACTTGTTAGAGGTACAGAAGATCAATCAACAAGCTGTAAATAACTTTGAAAAAAATCAATTCATTGGAGAGAGTCTTTTAGTATTTTCTGAGTTAGAAGAAAGGGCTTGGGCTGAGTTTTCAGCAGCTGAATCTGGTACTTCACATAGACTTAAATCGTTAGAGTTAATTCGATCTCTAAATAAAGATAAGATTGATGCGTTGGTAGATACAGGGGTGATAAAGAAGGCTGAGGATGCACAGATTATAGAACATCACCACAGCATTAAATGGGATGAGGATTTGAAATCTAAGATCGCTAAAGCCATGTTAGAGGCTTCTTTAAAAACTAAACTTTTAGAGCCTACACCAGAAAGTTATACACAACCTTTGGTTGATATTGTACAATCTGTAGAGGAAGTGACAACAGACATAGAAGGTACTGTGTCTGGAGAAACCGATGAACTTAAGCAGGAAGAAATTAATAATGAAGAAATTGAGGACTAAGTATTAGAATGCCAAATATTTATCGTGAATGTAAACAATGTAATTGTAGCTTTTATATCACAGAAAAAGATCAAGCTTTTTTTAATGAAAAGGGATTAGAGTTTCCCAAACGGTGTTTTACGTGCAGGAAGAAGAATAAGAAGTCTCAGGAAGAAGCCGTACATATGCAGACATGGGGTACACCCAACACAGATACTGATAAAGAATAACGGAATTATTTACCTTTTAATTAGGAGTTTTGAACTATGAAGCCAGTTGTAGTTATGCTATTAGGTCGCGCAGGTTCTGGAAAGACGTCAGCAGGTCAGTATATTCAAGATAAATATGGTGCTACAGTGGTTAGGTTTGCAGAACCACTTAAGAACTTAGCTATGGAGTTGTGGGGGTTTTCTCATGAACAAGTTTGGGGTAGCTTCGAAATTAAAGAACAATTAGATCCTAGGGTAGGTATTTCACCAAGAGAGGCTTTACAGCGTCTGGGGGAGGGGTGTCGTAAGTATGTCAATGCTGGGGTTTGGATTGAAGCCTGCTTTAATCAAATAAGAAAGAAGATAGCAGAGGGGGTAGAGTTGTTTGTTATAGACGATACACGTTATGTTAATGAATGTTGTACTCGTTTTATGGATATGGACATACGTGTAGTGAAGTTGATTTGCAGCGATAATATTTCGAAAGTAAATTCACTACATCCGTCTGAAGCTGAGGTAGACCAAGTACCTATGTCTTACATCTCATATGTTGTAAATTCGTCGCGTAAGGCGGGGTTACCGGATGTGTATTCTAAGATAGATGATTTTATGGCAAACGTCATCCATATACAACCAAAAGGAAATTTAATTGTCTAATCCCAACTTTTCTGCACTGTGTCCTTCAGGTCCTATTCGTACAGGAAGCCAAACACCAGTCCGTCAGAGCGAGATTGTAGGAGTTATTGTACACACTACAGGTACCGGTGTGTCTATAACTGCCCAAGAACGTGACGAAGATAGTATGGATGTAGCGTGCCGGATATACAAGAATGGAGAAGCGTTTCCAGGATATGTTATAGGTCAACAAGGTCAGATAGCTCAAATTGTTAGTGATGCACTGAGAGCACCACACGCAGGTATTTCTTCTGAAGAAAAGACGAAATATAAAAACGGATCTTGGAAGAAAGATTTGTCAGTGGATACAGTTAGGTTGTGGGTTACGAAGCACAGCAGTAAAGAGTCTCCGTTATGCCTTTTACCTCACAATGCTATAGGGGTTAACGATTGTTATCTTGGAATTGAGTGTATACAGTTACTTACACCTAACAGTGACGGTACGTATTATACTCCTGCACAAATGAATACACTGATTGCATTGATTAAAGATATTCGTATGCGTCATCCAACCGCTAAACAGTTGTTAGGACACGAAGATATTAACCCTCTGCGTCGTTCTTCTAAATCTGGAGGATGGGATCCTGGTGCGCTAAGGGATAAGCCTTGGTTTGATTGGAAACGTGTTTTGATTGGAATAGGGGATTTACCTCCCGATCCAGTTCCAGAACACGACGATACTACAAATATGTCTTTCTTTTAAAAATTAATATAGGAGGTGGTACTTTGAAAAACTTTGATAATCAATATGGTTTTGTTTGGGGACCTGCGCTAGTACAGCGTTGTATTTCTAATTGTGCAGACGGCAGAGAATGGGTTTATTTAACAATTAAGAGTATTAAATCAAATTCAAAACGTAAATTTAATGCATCTGAGATTGGAATATTAGTACATCCTGGTGGTTCTATTACCGTAGGTAAGCTAAAAGGTCGCGTTAAAGCGTGTGGATTTAAGAAAAAGTAAAAAAACACCCCTACAAGTAAACCCTAAACTTGTAGGGGTGGACCTAAGTGTTTCTCGTAGAGATCCACGATATCTACGGTAGGTCTAAATTAACATACTAGCTGATGTGGTATTTTTAGTCAACAACTGATACACTTTTATTGTGGCAGATTTATCAGTCAAGACGATCGATCAGTTGACCGTAGGAACACTACTACGTGTGTACTTTCCGTCGTCAGCTAACTCTGCGTTAAAATCTTTCGTCCCTAGCCATCAGGGATTATTTAGGATTCAGGATGGGGGAGAGAAGACTACACTAAACCACACTGATTGGCGCCGAATTGTTGGCGTTAATCGTAGAAGTTTTACTGCTTATGTCATAGTTAATGACACAGTAAATCAACGGTTGTTGTTGGAATTTGAAGAAGCTGGAACTACTAACACAACACACAATCGTTATCAAATTGATGTTCCATACAGAGCATTTATGCGTTTGTCTAGACTTGTATCTAACGCGAGGGTAATGACTGCCAAGCAAGAAACTAGATACCGTAGACAACACCGTAGGACGCCAGTATACAAACAGTGTTGGAGTCCGTTTGATCAGTTTGTAGGTGTACAGATTATAGCTTATGCAAGGAGCGGTGACATGACCATTAGTTTCACTTATCAAATCCCAAGTACCGGTACTTCTTGGGTTATTCCATTACCGTCTGGTGCAGTTGAAGACGAGAGTTACAACGTAGTTGCGTCTTTCAATACTATTGTGGGGGTTCCCTCTCACATGTCAATTCCAGATGTTCAAAAAACTTCGACATCGTTTGTACTTAACTCAAGTGGTACACTTACATCAGGAACGACTATAGATTTTTTCGTAAAAGAAAGATAATAGTTTTTAGGACTTTGGACTAAGAACAAAATACTAATATAAGGAGACGCGTCATGTCAAAGATGATTGTTACTTTTTTTGTAACAGATATACTAGAGTTAGAAGACATAGACGATGAGGTTCTGGTAGAGAATACTGTTGATAATTCCCACAAGCATCTTAAAGAGCTACTAAAGTCAGACTATAAAATTGCTGAAGCTGAAGTCGAGCTGATTGAAACGGAACCGGTTTATCTAAACTAGTCTATTGTAGGTCTAGTTTTACGTCTAACCCGTAGTAGGGTTTGACTAGGGTGTTTAATGTTGAGTCAGTGTATTGCTGCTTTCCGACATTAATAAATCTTGTGTCACCTACAATAAAGTTTTCAACTGACTCAAACATCCATTGTCCGTTCTGTGTTGAGAAGTAACCGCTACTAATTGCATACGGATCTGGGGGGATTAGGCATCCGTTAGACATAAAGATAGGTCCAGATGGTAGGTGTACCATACTTGCAGTGTGTACGTGACCTACCATGAACAAATCACACTTTTTGTTAGACCCAGCGTTCCATTCATTTATCTGAGACCTAAGCTTGTTTATGTTTATAGAGCTTGAAGGGAATCCTGCGTTAATAACTGTGTCGCCATGTGTTGCAAATCCGTGTCGGTTAAACGCTGTATAAGTGTAGTATGGGGTGTAAGGGATTATGATTTCTATGTTGGGTATGGAGACTAACGCCATTTTAATTGAGAACATGATCATAGTTTCGTACGAATCCCATTTTTCGTTAGTCGCTCGTTGATCGTGACGAATTTTTCGTCTACCGTGGTTTCCTGGTACGAAACGTACAATGACTTTTGGAAAAGTTCTAGCTAAGTGTGTTAGTGCCTGTATGAAGTAATAGACTACAGCACCAAACTGATTTGTTAGGTTAGCACCTGCACGAAGATCGTGTAGTTCTCCTAGGATTAAATCTCCTAGGATATGTACGTACAGTTCAGTTTCATCCCTATACTGAGTTTTGTAGTTTAATGTTTCTAGTACTACAGAAGCAAGTGCTCTAGATTCTTCTTTCGGACCAAATTGTGTGGGAACTTCTTTTTTATCTAATAATGAATGGAAGTGTGTGTCACTTAAAACGAGGTTAAGTATTCTTTTTTTGTTTTTGTTCGTTTTCTTTTTGGAGTAGCCACAAATGGGAATAGTTAGTGATTTCGAGACGTTAGTTAGTATTTGTTTAAGATTTTCCTGAAATAAAGTTTCGCGAGCCATAACTCCTGTGATATGTCGATCTTGACGTTTTTTGTTTTTTTGGTATTCTAGGGCAGCTTGTTCTTTTAGGTAGTTGTTTAGATCTATATTCTGTTTTGAGTTCTGGAGAAGTTTGCTCATAAATTTCCTTAAATTTCTCTAGAGTGTTTTACAACATCGACGGAGTTCGTTAACACTTACCCTATACAGTGCCTTGTTTTTCAGAAATTTTCAACCCCAAAATTTTTCCTAGTAACCTGCTATATACCCACAGAGGATAAACAACAATGTGTGACTTTGTATCTGTTATTGCTAGTACAGAAGGTTCCCTACAACTCTACGCATCACCAGGTCTTAAGAGTCATGGGGATGCTAGAGTAGGTTGGAACATCGTAGGAGGTGCCGAGGTAGAATGGACAGGGGAACATCATGAATCACTTACTGTAAGACACGAAGACAAAGATATTAAAGATACTGTACTACAAATGATTAAGGATAAGTATCCTACACGTACAGATCTTATCAATTCTATTACTGAAACAAGAGGCTTAAATAATAGTAAGCTATACTACAAGAACGGTAGTGTAGTATATTGCAAAGAGACACACGGACCTAAGTACAAAGAAGTAGAGAAACTACTTCAAGATCTACCTAACTTTCCTTGGTTTAAACCTGTAGAAAAGTTAGACAAAGAGAATATTGTTGCACTAGTACAAGAACATATTCATGTATTAGGTAAGTACGGATATACAGAGAAAGACATATCTGTAAAGTTTGTGTATACTTGGGAAGAATACTACGCTGCTAGTGATGCTGTTTCTATTGATGCTGCTGGGAATGCTGCTAGGAATTCTGCTAGGAATGCTGCTTGGGATGCTTCTAGGAATGCTGCTTGGGATGCTGCTTGGGATGCTGCTAGTGATGTTGCTTGGAATGCTGCTAGGAATGCTGTTTCTATTGATACTGTTAGGAATGGTGGTAGGGGTGCTGTTTGGGATGCTATTTGGGCCGTTGCTAGTGATGTTGCTTGGAATGCCGCTTGTCTTGTAGCTGACGTGGATAACCCGTTGTCTTCTCTTGTAGAGATTTATAGACTAGGGTGTGCACCTATAGGAATTGTAGGGAAAGAGTTTGTTGTATGTATTCCTCCTACCCAGAATCCTTAGTAACCTGCTATATTTCGTAGAAATTATGAGTATCACAACACTAATTTTTGCACTATGTGCTATTTTTAACACGACTGAAGACTCTCGTATGGGAAAGCGTATTGCAAAATATGCTCCTCTGATTTACATTGAAGCCTTGGAACAAGGAATAGATCCTGTTATAGTGGGTTCAGTGATTGCTCTAGAATCTGGTTTTGATAGATTTGCAGTAGGTAAAGAGGGTGAAATGGGGTTAATGCAGCTACACCCAGCAGGACAACCAAAAACTGTGTGTAAAGATTTGTGGCATACAATATGGGAACCTAAATTTAACATAAAATGTGGTGTTAGGGTGTTGGCTAAGGCACGAGAAGCGTGTCCACCAGATACCAATGACTTTGCCTGGTTAGGTAAATATAACGCTCCAGCTAGATCTTGTGAAGTTACGAGATATGCACGTAAAGTATGGAGATTGTTCAGTAAAGCATTGCCTGTAGTCATGGAAGATAAAAACAATTATTGATCGTTGGGATCGAGGTATTTCAGTATGGAAACTACGAAAAGACACCCCAAAGAAGATCCACACAAGTTTGTAGAGTCTTGGAACTTAAGAGGGTGTTGTCGTCTGTGTGGATTTAGGTACAGTGAACATATTGAGTCATTAACGTTATTGATGCGTAGTAAAATCCACTATTTACAGTGATAAATATATGAAATCCTTATTGTTTTACGTTGGGTGTTCTTTTGCAATTAGTTATATGACACAGTCCATATGGCTGTCGCTTGTTGTGTGTTGTGTTATAGGATTTGTAGATTGGTTTTTTAGTGGGAGGTAGTTATGTGGCACGAACTCCAAGATTACCAGAAGGCGGCATTGGATAATCACAATAAATTGGAGAATTGTAAAAAACATCATTTCTACTCAATAGATGATAGGAAGTCAGAATATATTTCACCACATTATAAATGTGCAGATTGTGGTGGGGTTATAGATCATCTTTGTTGGCGTTGGTATATAAGAGGGGTTGAAGATGGAGAGAAACACGATGTATAATATAAGTATATCGTGAAGCATAAAAAGCAGACTTTAGACGATATTTTAAAGAAATGGCACAGTAGAAAAGTTTCTACTGAGTTTAAAGAATCAGTAAGCGATTTGATTGGAAAACCTACTTATAAGTGTATTAAATCAATATATGGATGTTTTTATGACTTTGGCGACGTTAACAAAGCAATTAAAAGAGTTGCTAAAAATCTACCTTCAACTAAAGAACGACACTATACTACATTGGAGTTCTTAGAATCAATACTAGATAATACTGGCTATTTCTGGTTTTATAAGAAGTAGCCAAAAAATTTCTTAGTAACCTGCTATATACCCACAGAGGTAAACAACAATGTGTGACTTTGTATCTGTTATTGCTAGTACAGAAGGTTCCCTACAACTCTATGCAGCACCTGGACTTAAGTCTCACGGAGATGCTAGGGCAGGCTGGATTATCATAGATTGTGCCGAGGTAGAATGGACAGGGGAACACCACGGAACACTTACGGTAAGACACGAAGACAAAGGTATTAAAGATACTGTACTACAAATGATAAAGGATAAGTATCCTACACGTACAGATCTTATTAACAGTATTACAGAGACTAG